GCCCTGCGTAGCTGAGCCAGCGGTCAGATCACGTTTTTGAACGTCCATCGGGAGGTAGATGCCAGAGGGCTTTTTGCCCACCCGATCGGCTACCGCGCGTGAGGCTTCGAGCTCGAAGCCGGCATCGGACCAGTCGTTTGTTACCAGCGCATTGATCGCCCGAACCAGCGAATAGCTTTCGGTCTCTTTTTCGCTCATGCCGAGATCGACAGAGGCTTCAGGGCTTGGCCCCTTGGTGGCAACGACGTCGAGCAGGGCGGTCCTGAACTCGTCCAGGCTCTTGCCCTCCTGAATGAACTCGCGAGCGAGCTCGGGCTGCTCATGGTTGTTGCCAATCGCTTCAATCTCTCTGATGCGATGAATTTCGGCCTTGCGAACGTCGTCCGCACTTAGGGCCGGGGTTTTTGCTTCGGTCATTTTGTTTTCCTCTTTTAAGATCCGCGCGAGCGCGGGTTGGTTTAAGGTTTTGGATCTTTCTTGAATTTCAACAATCGTCTCGATCGTCTCGGAATCATCGGCGCGTGATATGCCGACGCTGGCATCAGCCGGAATGGCGACCACAGAGATCTCTAACGGCTCCCAATCGACGACCCTCATGGTCGGTGGTTGATCGTCCTCATCTCGGTCCTCGCGCATCCGGTGGATGCGATAGCCCACACTAACGTGCTTTCTGATCCCGTCGATCACGTCCTGCCATATCTCTCTCGCCCGCGCGCTGTTGCCAAACCGCGCCACCGCCCGGCCCATCCGGTCGCTGTCGATCGAGACGCTCTCCACAACCCCGACGTGATCGGCTGGGTCATGGTCCACCAGGATCGGTCCGCCGTCGTTGAGCCTGCCAAGGCGCACCGAATCGGTATCGTGATCCAGAATCTCTATGCCGAATACGCGCTCGACCGGGCTCTCGCTTGAGAACGCCAGCGGTGCGGTCCGCGCATCGGTATCAATCTCTTCCCGGTTGAGCTCAAAACTTCTGAACTGCACCCCGGTTTTAATGGTTTCAATCTTCATCTGTTCCCCCTTTGGGTAATTCATCGTTTAGGCCGAGGCCGAGCTCGTCCATGCGCGCTTTTTCAATGGCGAGCTGCTCGAGCATATCGTCGAGATCTCGGCCGCTGCCGGCTGCGATCTCGGCACGGGTCTGGACTCCCAGTTCCACCGCCTTGGCGTTCGCCTGAACATCCTTGAGTGGATCAACCCAAGCCCATCCCCTCGGCTGCCAGACCACGCTCTCAAACTTCTGCTGATTGGCTGCCGGCAAATCCAAAAGCCGTGTTCCGATGATTGCATTGAGCCATGCGCGATATACGGGCTCGCAAAACTGCTCGGAAAACCACGTTTGTAAAACCTTCCAGTGCTCCCTTTCCTCGAGAACCCCGGAGCGAATTGAGCTATAGTTCACGCCCTCGAGATCGTTCGACAGGGTGTGATATGAGACCCCAAGCCCGGAGGCTGCACCGCGCAGGGTTGCGCGCACAAAATCGGAAAAGGCAGCGACCGGATGTTGTGGATCAAAAGTCTGAAAGTTCATGCCATCTGGGAGCTGCTCGAAAAGACCCGGCTCGGCATCGCTGATTAAATTGCCGGACGAGTCGGTATCTGAACCGCTATAGCCATCGGCATCCGGCGAGGTGAAAAAACCCATTTTTGATGCGGCGACCCTTGCTGCGACCAGCTCGGCCTCTTCATAGCCGCCCAGCATATTGAGGCGGCGGATTGCGGTATGCTGCCACGGCGTCCCACGCGCCTGGCCGGGCCGTTCGGTGATGTAGAGATGGATGAGCTGGCGAGCAGGGATTTTCTGATACTGCCGGCCGTTAAACTGGACAATGCCATCGCCCGGATGGCCGGTCCTGATGAAATAGGCGATCGGCTTGCCGTAGGTCGAGATCTCGACACCGCAGCGGATCTCGTTACGGTTTTTTGTTGCCTTTTGATTCAGGGTCTCGTCGAGATAGTCGGCCTCGATGACGTGGAGCCCGATCGTCAGGCGATCACGCGGCTTGATAATGCGGACCAGGACCTCACCATCGCGCGCAACGGTCTCGATCGCCAGACGCTGGACATCACGCCATGACAGTCGGGCGTTCATAGTGCAATTTGCCGGCTTGCCCCAATCTGCCCAGGCGTTCTCGATCGCGCTGGCGTCGAGCTTGTCGATTGAACCATCCTCTCGCCGGGGCCGCGCCTGTAGGGTGATGCCGTTGGGGCCGACGACATTGGCCTTGACCATCCCCAAAAACCGTCTGGAATAGTCGTTATCCTGCGCGAGCTGGCGAGCACGTCGGCGCATGGTTGCCAGATCGCGCACCAGCTCTTCATTGATCGAGCGATCAGTGCCCAGAAAGTTAGCTGTCAATCGGTCCTGATTGGCAGCCGCGAATGAACGGCGACTGGTTGCATTAATTGAAAATATGCGATTAACAACATCGCTTGGTTGAGTGGTTTTGCTCAGTCGCCGAAACCAGTTCATCACTTAAACCTCGTTAGAATTCGACCGGCATGACCTTCGCCGTTCTTGATTTTTTCGGCCCTCTGCTCGCCTTTCCAGAGGGATTTGAACCGGTCAAAAAGCAACAGCAGCTCGGGTATGGGTGTACGCGATAGAGTACGGCCGTCGATTGAATACCCGGCCTGATCCTTCGAGGCCCGGCCCTGGATGACCGCTTCGATGTTATCGAGCGAGATCTTGACGTAAGTCCGGGGATCGGTTGTGGCGGTTGCGCGATTGGGCTTGACCTCAAATGTCCCGTGATCGATGGTGATACGTTCGGAATCTGAGGTTCGGGTGATGTACGCTTGCCAGTGATAGATGCCGACGGTATAGGCAGCCGAGGTCGCTGCTGCGATCTCGACGATGTAGTCATTACCGGACTCGCTCGCGGTGATTGCGATCGACGTCGAGCCCGAATCCTCGAGCCTCGCGGTGTAGGTCAGGGCATAGCTGGCCGGGGCATAATCATCACCAAGGTCGGTGCGCTTCCAGTTGGTGGAATCGCCGGCAATGATCTCGGCGGGTTCGGTCTCGGAATAATTCGTCGAATCGAATAGATTTCCCATCGCCCCACTATCAGGCGATTGTCTGTGACATTAATACCCGAAAAATGTCACAATTATTTTTTTCTCTTATGTTTCAACACGCGATAGATGTGTCGCCGGGTGAGCCCCCACGACTTGACCAGTTCTTCATTTTCTCATTCCAACTGCACTACCTGTTAATATGGCTCCAAATGCCAAATGAAATAATCCGCCTCCCATAAGGGTGAACGGGTCGTGTTGCCCGGTGAGTTTCTTCATCAATTCCATCTGAACTAATACGTGTTCTGTAGAATTTATAATTTCCATAAATTGTGCTATATCTGGTCGGTTTAATCCGTACCAGACCGGCACAAATAAGAAATCATAAAAACAAATTAAAAGGTACACAGACAAGGCGGCCCATCGCCAAGTCATTGTACTCTTTTCAATATCAGATAACATTAGCAGACTGCTTCCTTACACATAGTAGCATCTACTCCCCAAACACACAGGCCTATAAATCCTATTACTCCAATTCCTATCCATATCCATTTATTTTTTCCTCTTCAACACGCGATAGATGTGTCGCCGGGTGAGACCCCACGACTTGACCAGATCGGAAATATTTCGGCCATTAAACTGCGCCCTGATCTGTTTATTTCGATGTTCGAGGGCTGGGGTCCGCTTGATGTAGTGATCTCGGCCCCCGAGCTCGGCATAGATTTTCAAGCTCACATATTCGGCGAGGATAGTGCTATCGGCCTCGGGAAGGTTGCGCGCAGCCATGTAAAAGACGATTGTAGAAGCGATCTCCTGAACGACGTCATCGCCCTCATCGGTTGAGCTCAATGTATGCTCCAGTCGGTCGTCAGGATTTCCAAAATTTTCTTATTGTCCTGTTTGATCTCGCCCACATCTTCAGAGATCGCGCGCTGCTGGACCTCAATCACGGCAATCTCAACTTCGTTCTCGACCACCTGTTCGATGGCAGCGGTGTTTTTTGTCACCTGAGTGTCCGTACCGGACGCCCACCAGACCGCCCCCGCAGCCCAGCCCAAAACGGCAATTCCGACCGCAGGAACAATCCATTGGTTTTTTACCATTGGCTCACAAACCCTCCGCGCGCCCGGCTTCGAGTCCTCTTGGCCGGTGGTGGTATCAGTCCATCCTCTTTTGAATTATCGATTGCCCCTGCCGATTCAAACAGGGATTTGTTGCGCGGACAGACCGATTCCTCGAGATTATTCCAGTCGATCTCTCGATAGCGATTGATCCCGAGATGATGAGCAGCAGCGAGGGCGTAGACGGTGCAATCGAGGACCTCGTTACGCTTGCGATGGGGCTTGATCCATTCATGCCTCGGATGGCCCTTGTGATATCGCGTTACCAACTTCTCACTGGTGAGCTGTTCGTAAAACTCACTCGAAAGGTCGCGCGAATAATGGAGAGATCCGGGGCCGGTTTCAATGCCGAAGCAGCCGTAGATATACCCCTTAGCCGTATCTGAGCCGACCGGAAAGACCCGCGCGGATCCGCGCAGGGTCTTGCCCTTGGTTGTTACATCGACGAACGACGGCCGGCCATAGATCGCCTTGTTCCTGATACTCTGGCCCTTGATCGCGATGATGTGTTTACGCCGGCGGCAGAATTCATAGACCGTCTGGGTGTAGTGGCCGCCAGAATCGACGGCGACCGCTGCAATCGATAATGCCTCGCCAGACTCATGCTGTATCGGCTTTTTCAGATATTGTTCGAGCTCGGTCCACAGCTCCCGGCTTGCCGGCTCGCCGTGGAGGACGTGCCAATCGATCACCCACGCCTCGAGATCCCGCCCCCATGCCCAGACAACGACCTCGAGGCGATTGTCCTGGACATCGACCCCGGCGGTGAGGACCAGACCGCCCATCGGGATTTCGCGCAGTCGGTAGGGCTCGGCGCGGTTTTCGAGCTCATGGGGCTCGATCCTGTTGGCGGCTTCATCCCAGCACTCGCCGAGAGCGGTGTTAATGAAGGTTTTCAGGAGATTTTGATCGCGCTGTGCTTCGAGCCATTTTTCGACCAGATCGGGCCAGGTCTCCCAAGGAGAATAGAGCGAGCTGATGTGATAGCTCCGGCGTCGGCCGTCCTTATCGTTTTCTGCTGCCTCGGCGCGCCATTCCCCGGCAGCCAGCATCGCCGGCTTGTGGTTTTCGGTGATGACACCACCGCAATGCGGACAGGCATATATCACCGTGTCGGGCTTGTGACCGTTGTCGTCAGACTGCCATTGAATCTGCTTCCACTGGAGGGGTTGCATTTCATCGCAGTGCGGACAGGGTAGATAATAGCGACGCTGATCGCCCTTTTTGAATTCGCGCTCAATTCGCGAGACATCTTTTGTCGTCGGGGTTGAGCCGATCAGGATCTTACGGCGCGCAAATGTTTTCGTACGATTGAGCGCGAGCTCGATCGGATCGCCTTCATCATCTACGTCGTAGGGATAAGCATCGACTTCATCGAGTAGCAGAAACCTGACCGGGGCCGACCTCAGATCGGCGGCCGAATTTGCCCCGGCGATAAAGAGCACTCCACCATCAAAATTCTTGGCCAGCGTTGTATTACCCGAATCGCGAGCTCTGGGGTCGGCGACCAGCCCGGTGAGAACCGGCATATCCTGAATCATTGTTGCCAGCCGTTGTTTTGAGTAGCGTTTGGCGAGCCCTTGGGTCGGCTGCACCATCATCGCCGGCCCCGGGGCGCGGTGGATGATGTAGCCGATCATATTGGTTAGGGCTTCGGTAAAGCCCAATTGCGCGCCCTTCATTAAGACGACGGTCTCAACCCTCGAGCTCGGTGAGAAGTCGTCGAGGATCTCTTCCAGATAGGGCGTTCGATCAGTGCGCCATCGCCCCGGTTCGGCTGCATAGGTCTGGTTTAGGATGCGATATTGATCACACCAGGCGGCGAGGGGTTCGCGCGGATCCGCGCGAAGTCCGTCGAGGATGGCGGTCCGCGCAAGAGCACCTCCGTCGGCGACGTTCACGCTGCGAACCTCTTCTTGCATCAAACCCCGCCCAATATCATTAGTCCCGACCTATCCCCAACCATACAATTATTGCCCCCACCATCTTGGATGCCGTCATCACAAGCACATTAATCGGACTTAAAATGCCAATCATTGCAGTGAATACAATTGAATCAACTGGAGTGCCAACCGCTGACGAGAATAGAATCCTGTCGCGCAGTGGTCGTTTGGTGACGGTGTAGAT